CTGTTATAGCATCTGCTGCTATCATTCCAGTTGCTACAGTTCCTGTGTCTCCAGTTGTTACTACCGTACCTGTGGTATCAGGAAACGTAATAGTTTTGTCTGATGTAGGGTCTGCTACTGTTATTGTTGTTTCAAAATTATTATCTGTTGCACCCTCAAAGGATAAGTTAACATCCTCACCCATGTGAAGGTTACCTGTCATAGTACCACCACGAGAAGATAACTTCTGCTCGTCATACTCCATTGCTTTACGCAACAGTTGTAGTTGGTTATTATTAAGGTCTGCGGATGTAACGGATGCTCCAGCAGTATAGGTTGCTCTTGGTGTAGGAGAACCCATATCTGTAACTGGTTGTATTACAACTTGATCTGTACTTGCTAAATCAGCTCCACCAATGTGTACTGTTTTATTAGTAAAATCTACTGTATATTCTCGGGGACTGGCGGATTCATTAATTGTGCTAGTAGTAAAAGTAAGAGCTACGTTATCTAGTTCTACTTCTACTTCTGAAGCTTTAAATACATCGAAACTCCCTGAGTAGCTAAATGTATTTACTGAGCCGTTATTAACATTACCGGCTATTGATTTTTTTGTATGTGCCATTTAGTTTTTCTTAGGGTTGCCCAAATCTAGAATTTCATTTCGATTCTCTCTTGTACGAGCTGTATGTCCATCTTTTTCTGACATTAATTTCTGTACTGCAGAGTATCCGGGATGGTCAGGTTTTTGAAGTTTTGCCCAAGCTTTAGATCTTGCTTGGTTCATTACGTTATCTATAAGAGTATTATGAGGATAACTTGTAGGATTTATATCAAAACTAGCAGGATCATTAACACTATCTTTCATTCGTTTCATAGACTTTTGTACGTCTGGTCTACTTGCTAAATGATTTAAAGCTTCTTCTACATTCTTAAACTTTTTAAATCCTATTGTTATAGGACTTGTACCTATAGCATTTTGGAAATGTGCTCGTACACGTGCATCTTTAGTAAATGAATATCCACCATATGCATATGTTGTAGATTTTAAATCATAGTTACTTTCTAATAATAACTTTCTACCGGGTGTATCTCTTCTAATATCTAATGATATAGGTGACACAGCATTAAATGATCTGCCTACAATATTCCAATTATTAATTGGTTTACCGTTTAACAAGTCACTTTTTTCTGGTAAAGGATCTAATGTTAATGCTTCACTAGCTAAGTTTCTGTTTCTAATAGAAGACCACATATCAGAGTTAAGTTCTTTCATGTGTGGGTTAATCCATTTACCAAACTCATTACGAGCACCGGCTAAAGGAATACTATTATTAAGTAAATTAGCTGTACCTCTAGTTAAGGCACCGGGTTTCATTTGTGATATTTGCATTAATTGGTCTAATCCAGACATATATGTTTTACCTTGTAAACCTCTGCCTACAACAAATGCAACTGCTTGTAATCTTTTTTCCGCCCATTCAGAACCCATAAGCTCCATGTTATCACCGATGTCAGCAATAGTAGAGAATATAACGTTGTATGGTTCAAGAGATCTGTAGTCAAATCCTACATCACCTATATAAAAATGATTAGGTTTCCAACCAGCATTCATCCATTGTTGTTTAAGTTGCCTATCAGCAGGACCATTACCACTTAATTGATTTCCCATATACATCATACTAAAAGTACCTACAACAGCAGAACCCATAGCTTGTCTACCTGCAAATAAACTTCTTGCAGCTTTTAGATCAGCAGCATTCTTAATACCATACTCAGCTAGTTCTGTAAAATCAGTACCTTTGTGTGTAAGTATTGCAATAGATTCTTTGTGTAATGCACCTAGTAATGGTGTATTTTTATATGTAAAGTTAAGACCGTTAACACCAGTTCTAGCAAATAAATAGAAAGGTTTAATTAATGGTACGTTACCAAATAATTGATCCATCTTAGCAGCTGTACCTTTTAACTCAGATGTTAAAGTAGCTTCTCTAAATTGCTTTTCTAAGAAAGAATCAGCAGCCATATTGATATTACCATCACCATCTAATAAATTACCGTAATGTAAATCTTCGGCTTTTTTTAGCATTTCAGGAGTAATTTTAGAAAAATCATCTCCTACTTCTTCCATTGCTTTACGCATTGCAATTTCTTTAGACCTAGATCTTACTAATAAATGTTTAAAAGTATCGTCAACTGCAGCTAGTGCACGAGGTGACCATCCAAATAATTTGTTATTAGTTAAATTTCTAGTAATATTGTTTATATAAAACGCTGCTTTTTCACCTTCTGTACCACGTTGTTCTACATGAATACGTTTAGCTTCTAATAATTTATCAGTCTCAGTATCTACTTCAGTAAATCTAGTTTGTATATCTGCAATGTTTGCATTAAACTTAGCATTCCATTGTCTTTGAAATACTTGATATGCTTCAGGTATAAGTTCAAACTGACCTTTTAACTTAGCCATGGATGCTTTATAAGTTGCTACGTCGTTTGTAAATGGTAAACGTATAGCTGCACCAAATGCTTGGTTAACAGTATTAAGGTAACTATTTACTGTAGTACCCATCAAAGCTCTTAAAGGAGTTTTAGGACCACTAAGTATACTCTGTACCATAACTTTTTGTAAACCTTTTATTAGTTCACCAGTTCTTACTTCACCATTAAACTTACCACCAACTATCTGTTGCTTCATAAATGCATCAAAGTCTTTCCAGTTATGGATATCATTAGAAACTTTAAATACGTCTAATACGGCTCCAGCAAGCTCCTCATCGCCTGTTTCACGCATCATGGCTGTCATTGTATTAACAGCTTCTTTTGTCTCCTGTAGAAGACGTTTAGACTGTGCTTTAGATGCTTTGTTTAATGCTGCTATATCCTTAGGTGTAAGCTTACCACCTTTAGCTTTTAATAATGTATCAGCTTGATTCCAAATAAACTGTGTTCTTTTTACTTGATGTAGTGCTGCAGTTAAATTATCACCAACGTTTTTCATTGGACCATCTGTAGCAAATATATCAGTCTTACCTACCATCTCACTAGATGTAGCAGAAAGATCTCTTAATTGCATAAGAAGACTTTTCATAACTGCATTTTGTACATCAGTATTCTGAACTGCCCAACGGTCAACCTCAGACATCTTAGTCCAATCTTTTTTTAATTTAACCTCATTATCTAAGAACTCACCAAAGAAAGTTTTAGGATCAACAGTAGATGCATCTCTACCTAATAGAGTTTCTTTAATATCATCTAATGCTTCTTCTGATCTTTTACCTATAGTCTTATTACTAGGATCTATACTATCTAAATATCTTTGATAATTATCATCAGCAACTAAACCTTCAGCTTGTTTAGAAAGTTCAGCGTCATTTATACCAGACTTAGCTGCTTTAGCCATATCTGTTTGACTGACTACTGAATTAGGACTACCTTTTTTAGCTGTAAATTTAGTATGTTTAATTTCTTGTATATCTTTTATAACCTGTGTAAGACCATCTCTAGCTTTAGTTAAACCTTGACCCATCATTTTAGATCCATTCTTATATGCACCATATGCTCCTTTTAGCATACCATCAGACATATTTTCTTCTGTAAATGCATTCTTAAATCCATCAGCTAGTTTATTTGCTTGTTCTTGACCAGCTTCTGCTAAATCTTTTAACTGTTTTTGTTGTTGTTCAAACCAATATTTTTGATTAACAAATTCAGAATCTAATTTAGTAGAGAATGATTTTGTACTAACAGCAAATTGATCTAAGTTCTTTTGTCCCCAACTTGTTACTTGTCCGGGAACCTCAGGTAATTTACCTAATACTCTTTGACCATTTGAAAATATTGATTTACCAAAACCTCCAATACCTACGACACCCATAGTACCATAAGCTGTTTCAGTAACAATAAAATCCATTTGTTTAAATAATGGAGAGTTAATACCTTGAGCAATTTGTTGTGCAAACATACCACTTTCAGGATATTGTTCTAGTATTTGTTGGAAAAAACCATCTTCTTGTATCATACCTCTACCATCTTCTTGTAAGTTAGAAAATGCTGCTAAAGGTAAATCAGATATAAGAGTTGTTTTAGCACCACTCTTTACCATGTTTATACCTTGAACTATTTTCTGCCTCCCAAAAAATCCTGTAGCTGGTTTTACAAATGTTGTGCTAATACCACCACCTAATTTAGATACTGCTACAGCTTTTCCACCACTAAGTGTAGGTTTTAAAAACATTCCTGCTCTTATTAAAGTTGGAGATTTTAATGTAGCTCCTAGTGCTATTGATTTTGTTCCAACAGCTCCTGCTACTCCACCAGTTAAGATAGTAGGTATTGCCCAGTAAGCTGCTTCGTATGTAAGAAAGTCGCCTGCAGATCTAGCTATGTTCTGGTTAACTAGATATTCTAATGATTGTTCATTTTTAGTTTGTAATAACTTTTCATCTAAATCAGAGTTTTTAGTTAGTAAAGATAAATCACCTTCTTCTGTTGCAGCACCAATACGTCCTGCTGCCTCTAATGTTAAACTAGATAAATCAAACATAGCTCCAGCTGCATTTTGTCTTAAACCTTCGCCAACATTACCATTCATACCAAACCAACCTTCTTCACCTTCTCCTACCTCAGACAAAGCATGTCTTCTTCTAAGGTTAATATATCTAGCCATGTTTTGACCAGCACCATTCTGTTGCCATAGTGCTTTAGCTCTAGACATCATAGTAGGATCTTCTAAACCTGCTAACCACTCAGCTGTAAGCTGTGCGTCAACTTCTGGGTTTAATCTTTTAAGTTCTGGATCCCACTCTTCGTGGTTTGTAGTATCAAAAAAATCGTCATATGTTACTTCACCATCTCCATTATGATCATATCTAGTTGTAAGTTCAGGATCATTTTTAATCATATAAAATGCTTGAGCTTGTTTTTCTAGATTATTACCATCTTTAAATAGTTCATTTAACTGACCTTCTTTATCTTCTAAATATCCATAGTTTAATTTTAATGCTCTTCTTGCTCCTTCTGCTGGTAGTTTACCACCATAAGCTGCCGTAAGCTGCTCATCTGATATCATACCATTTTCGTCAGGAGTAAAAAATTGAGACTTAGGTTGTGGTTGTGGATCAGGTTCCGGCAAAGGATTCTGAGTTTCTACTGCTGTAGGTTGTATATTTTCTTCAGGTGTTAGTTCTTGTTGTGCTGCTTCAGCTTCAGCAATTTCTTCGGGTGTACGAAAATCTTCTTCAGGAAATTCTTGTGTAATTTCTTCTATTTGATCTTTGTAACCTTCTACCTCGTAAGTGTCATCTGTCTTACCTACAGCATCAGGTTGTAAATTTAAAATGTCCATAAGTAATTATTGTAAAAAAGATAACACTTCTTCAGGATCATCCCAGACTGAGCTAGGAATTTTAGAATCAGGATAAGCATCTCTTAGTAATTGAACTGCGTATATTACGTTTTGTTTAGTAGGATTCTGTTGTGCACGTTTTACAGCTGTAATAACAGGTTGGAATTTTTGAGGGTCAGCAATAGTTTTGCCTTTCTCATCTTTACCTTCGTATAAATTATATAACTGTGGACGTTCATCTGGCCATAATCCATCGTGACCTACAGTTTTTAACTGTGCGTCTACTAGACCCATCCAGTTAATATTGCGACCACGTGCCAAACCTTTGTAATAACTTACTGCACCTTTATCTTTTAGAACACCTTTGTTGTGTCCATATTTGTTCATGTTGGTAATAATAGTATCAAGTTGTTTTTTACCATATGTACCCCCTATAGGTTGTTCAAAAATAATATTAGAATCATTCATTAATTGTTCTTTACCTTTAGCAATTTCTGCTACTCTAATTTTACCTTGATTTTTTTCACCTTTAACAAAAAAGTCTTCTGCAACATATTCAGGTCTTCTGTTTTCCTGATCAGATTGCTTAATATGATATATAACACCTTCGGAGTTTGGTATATCTTCTCCAGTTTCTTTATCTTTAACTGACTCTGCATTTAATGCATAGTAACTAGCTTCTCTTTGTGAGTAACCCATAGCTACATATCTATTAAATTTTTGAGTATAATCTTCTTTTGCATTAGCTAGTGCTACTTCATACTGAAGAGTTTTCTCATTACCTTTAAGACCCATACCTTCAAATACTGTGTTAAGTGCAGCAGATATTTGTTTGTCTCCACCAAATTGATCAATAGAAGCTTTTTCTAATTTACTAGCTTTATCTCTAAATTCTACAGCTGCCTGAGGATGAAACTGATCTAACTGATCATTAGATATATAACCATTTTGACTAGCCATCAATGCTTTTATTTCCTGTGTATCTTCTCTTTGGTCTCTCATAGTAACTGTTTCATAGTTAGTTACACTAGATGGTATAGGTAAACCCACACTTGCAAACCCTCGTTTGTATTCATTTACTCGTTGAGTAGATAGATTACCTTTTCTAGCTTCATCTATAAATTCAGTTTTTAATGTAGTACCAGCTGACTCTAAATTTTTTAATTCGTTGTCAATCTGTTTAGTATAGCCATCTCTAATTTGCTGTTTTAAAGTAGCAACTTTACCCGACCAATGGTCAGCGTAGGTTGTACCTTTCTTAGCACCTAATTTTATAGATAACCTATCTGGCATAGGCTGGTTAAGTATTCTAGCTGCATACTCAGGATCGTTTTGATTTATACCTTCTGCAACTATAGTAGCTTCTAAAGCTTTCCATGCACCAGCATTACCTACTAATTTGTTTTGACCATCTACAGTAGCACCTGTTTTAACTAAGTAATGATAAATATCGTCACCAGTTTTTTGACTGGTTTGCCAAGTTGTTTCTGCTTTACTTCTAGTATTAGAAGAAGATTCTATATTAAATCTCGATCTATATTTAGCAATACTAGATTCTTTTGCTTCTTGTATAGCTTTGTTAGTACCTGCTAATTCTAATAGTTCAGGAGAAAACTTTTCTAAACCTGCGTTTTGTCTAATATCTTTTGCAATCATTTGTACAGCAGCTTCTTTAAAAGGCATGCCGTGTATATTATTATCGTGTAATTCTTTAGGTGTAAAAGTTATATTTTCTATCTGTAAAGCTTTTTCGCTAGTCATCATAGCGTGGTTTAATTTATCAGCAAACGTGTCATTAAAGCCACGTAGCTTTTCTTTCATAAAACCAGCTTGTTCCCAACGAGACATTTTAGTTAAACGATCAGCATCAGGATAAATATCTGGACCTGAGAGTTTTAACATTTCTGCTTTCATCTCATGGTATCTAGTATCCTCTTCAGTTAAAGTACCTAACTCTTCCTGTAATTCTACTAACCGTTCTGCATTAATTTCAGCTTGTTCCTGAGCTAATATAGCACCACGTTTGTTTGCTCTTTCTTCTCGTTTTTCTTCTAAATCTCTTAAAGTGTTAGAAAAAGCACTTAATTGTTTGTTAACTTGTTGAGCTTCAGTTATACCACGTGCACCCATAGTGTTAGCCATGGCTGTACGTTGAGCATTACCTTGTTGAACGTTGGCTCTTTCACGAGACCTCATGCGTTCAATGTTTCTATCGTATGAACTACTCATAATTTTTTATTCAAAGATACTAGAGCCAGCAACAGTTTGACCTAATCCTAAGATTAAACTAGCTGACGACTTTTTCGGTTCCATTTCTGGAGCCATTGGTGTTGGTCCATGTATAGGAGCAAACCTAATCTGTTCATACAAATCTCTAGATTTAGATCTAGCTTCTTCAGTTTGTATATCTTTAGAAACTATTGATTCTTCTTTAGACATCATAAGATTATGTAGTATTTCAGATTTTTCTTGTCCTAATTTTTTAGCACTTTGACCTGCTAACCGAGCTGCAGTCCGACCTGTTTGTGTACCTGCATACTCATTCTCATACATAGATATAACTGCCTTTTCTATCTTTTGATCAGATTCAGCAAATAGTCTATTTAACTTTTGATCTTCTTGAGTCCATTGACCTACCATAGCTTTGTAAACATCATCTTGTTTGATGTCTTCAAGAGCCATATCGTTTCTATATTGAGCACGATCAAGCATTACTTCTCGATCATACAATCTGTTTTGTTCTTCAAAGTTACGAAGTTTAGCTCTGTTTCTCCCTGCTATTGCTTGGTTTTGAGCGTTGTGTTCCGCAACTTGTCCCATCATACTGAGACCTAATGATACTGGTTCGCACACGGCAAAATTCTATAAAGGTTAATTTGTTAGGACCATGTTCAAGTTCCCGTAAGAACTTAAATCCTAGAAACTTTAGAAGTTTTAGATGAGCGGTATTCCGTTTATCTACAATGTTCCAAAGGAGTTTCTCTTCTCTACTTTCTATAAATCGTTTAGCTTCTCGTGCAAAGGTGAGAGGATAGTCATGTATAGCTGGGGTACATAACATCCAAATTTTACCACCTTCCTGTACACCGGCTAATCCGGCAGTCTTGCCGTTAGGCACATCAAAGTAAACTGTGTCTCCATTAAAAGCAGCAAATGGTATATACCAGCGTGGAAAATGACCGTGGCCTTCCCATACTTCTCTATAGTCATCTGTACGAAGATTAGAAGCAACCTCGACGGCTGCCTCCATTGTAATTGGGTGAATGTAATTAGACACGTTGATAATATCTTGGTGAGTAATCCCCTTCCCAGTTCATTGAATGTAGGGTTGCTGGTGAGGGATGATTAGATTTTATTAATACGCTTAGGTTTGTATTCCTATCGTATACTGGTATTGTATGTATATATCCTGACGCTATCGCTGCGGTACTAGCATTTATATTATCGTATTCTTTTGATTCTACTGTGTATGTGTAGTCAGCTCTACCTAGACGTTTAAGTGTTACATCTAAAACACCTACATCTCCAAAGTCAAAGTTCATTCTATGTAATACAAGAGATCCTCTAGTTTCAGATCTACTCTTATCACCTTCAGCTCTGGTTACAAATACCTTAGGTAACTCTACTTCAAACTCATACTCAAAACCAATAATCAAATCTGTATTAACAGAAACGTTAGACGCACCAGCTTCGGTTGATGTCTTCCAGTTTCCGGGTAGGGTGATTGTTTGGTTAGGAGTTGTACCTGTGATAGCAGATGCTGGAATATCATAACTCTTACCAGCTGCATCACTTGGTGTTATGCAATAAGCTGTGAGTGTACGAGTACTATAAAATCCTGCACCTAAAGTAAACGTTGTTACATCATTAACTGTATCATATGTCAAAGCAGATGATGCAAAAGTTTTTTTAGTATCTAAATGTACACGGTTTTCATCTGGAGGTACCCCTATCATAGGAGTTCCTGATGACAATTTTATGTCAAATTTTTCTAGTGTATATGTAGAACCTGTATTTAATACAACAAAATATTGATCATCCATCATACAATGAAAGACAACATTATTAGGTAATGTCCATCTAAACCATGCAGACTGAGCACGAGTATCACCAGCTTCATAAAACTTATAACCCCATACTTCGTTAGTTGCGGTATGTAATGTACTATCTACTGCAAACAAAAGAAGTTGATTTTCTGTTGATGAGGTTACATTAGTTAAATTTTGTGGAAATAACTCTGCTATAATTTTACTTTGTTCTTGTACTGTTGGAGCACTTCTAGTCGTTACATCTGCTATCTCATAGAATCTAGCTTCTCTAGCTGTACTATTTAAGAATCCTATGGTAGTACCTAGTGATACTGGATTACTATCTGAATTAAATGCATACGATGCAGCATAACTTATCTTAGCTGTTTCAGGAGTAAGCAAAGCTTCAGCTCCAGAACTCAGTAAGAATTGTTCACTAGCACTAAATATAACTAAACCTCCGGGATTCTCTACAGCATCAAACAGTCTCGTCGGATATGTTGAACTAGATTGTAAATCAATAGGGTCAGCGTTAGAAATAGCCATCGCAGTTTTTACCCAAAAATTATAGAAGTCATTTACCCTAGATAGGATAATATTTTCTTCACTAAGTAAAGCTATTCTATTTCTAAAGAATATCATTTTTTGAATACGATGTCCTACAAACGATGGTTCACCATTTGTTAAGTCATCACCTACGTCACGCTTACCCCATTCTGGATATCCGAACTGAAAAGCACCGTTAGCGTAAGATTGAGCTGAACCACCATTAATAGCAAATGTCCCGGGAAGCACTCTAGTGAGCTTCAGAGGCATCGTTGTGTTGTCAAAGGTAGTTGTTATCCCCGGCTCTGCACACTCTTCCCACACGCCCTCTCCGAAGCGAACTGGGTGACATGTGACAGTACCACTGGTTGTACCTGAGGATGCATCTGTTACTGTAAATGTATTTGTTTGTACGTTAGCAATAGTATAATATCCATCACTACCATTACCAGACGTTACATCTAAAATAACTTGGTCTCCATTACTATACCCATGGTTGGCTAAGGTTACTGTTAAAGTAGTCCCTGATCTAGCATAAGTAGCTGGTTGACTTAATGGATTATCTTCTGTATCTGTTACACCTTCAGCATAAAACTTAAGGTAGTAATCATCCATATCTTCACCACTATTAACTATACGCACAACATAACCATGACGACATACACGTGGTAAGTCAGCTATATTATTTGCTTCAGTTGTAGTAACAGTCATTAACTGTTTTTCTGGTGATGTTACACCAAACGGTGTAGCTCTATATAAATGAATACCATTTCCAGATATAGTTGCTGTAATACCTGTACCACTTATAGCATCTAATGTAGTTTTTAAGTCACCTAATATACCATTAGCAGACACATGTTCATCAGCATTAGAAGATGTTAAGTCAGGTCTAACCATTGCTACATTAGCTCTAGATATAACGTTTACGTGACTCTTAATAGTAGTTGTAGTAGTTACACCTTTTGTAGAAGTATGTTGGTGTGTATCGTTAGTTGTCCAACCTTCTCCACCAAACTGTAGTTTTACATAACATTGGTATGTATCATGGTAGTTATCAACTGTATTGTCATCACCATCACTGTTTATTTGTGGTGTACACCGTGTATCCAGTTCATATCTAAGGTTACTTTTACCTCCAGAACTTCCGTTAGGAGGTGATGTTGAACCAATAGCTGTACCTGAATCTACATTAACAGTTTCTCTACCTGCTCCTTTACAGTCACCATTACTGGTACCACTATAGTTTGCGGCGTCATCAATACTAGCAACTGTAATTCCTGTAGCTCTAGGGTAAGTAACTGTAGTGTTATTATCTGGATCATAGATATCTAATGCATACTGTTTACCATAAGATATAGTATCTAATGATATAAACGCTTCGTGTAACTGAGGTGGTGATTTATCTTCAGCACCAGTTTTCATTGCTACACTTTTTCTTCTATTAACAAAGAATGTAGTTTCGTTAATAGTCATTACCTGTATGTCAGAAGATTTTTCATCTGATAATGCAGTATTATCTAAATACGTAGCTTTGTTTGAACCTGCTACATAAGCATAATCTACAGGTATTTCTACACCGTCACTACATCTCCATATTTTAACTGCACCGTCTGCACCTACTTGACCTATGTATTGTTCTTGATCATCAGTATAGATGTTAAACCATTTAGTATGTGCAGCTGTTGATGGAGTTATATTATTTACTAATTGACTTCCCGGACGTTTTATAAGTTGTCTTACTACGTCTGGAACGCCGTTAACTAAATCTACTACTTGTCCCGGAATTTTTTTTTCGTCGGGTTGTGTAGACATACCTAATACGTAACTAGGTACTTTCTGTGTAACACTTGCCATTAGCGTCTAAGCATTCTATAAGGTTTATAAGATTGATATGCAGATTCATCTGGATGTCCAAGCATGTTGTGGTCACCTTGATTGCATTCATATTCCATACACGCAGCTCTAGCTTGTGACTCAAAGGTTGACATCATTTTCTGTAGGTCAGCGTTGGAAACTAATTGTACTGCAGCTCGACCGCAAGCTTTATATATAATATAACGTTGGAACGGAGCTGGTATATCTTCAAATGCTAAAAGTCTTACATAGTTAAAATAAAAGAAATCATCTTGTGGAAACTCAAATGTATGATTTACTCTATCATATATTTTCCATAGTCCATCTGTATCTTTTCTTCTAACAAAATCTCTTGTACGATCCCATGCATCTGACATGTCTATACGCATGACATCTGATGGAATAATAAATTTGTTCTGATTATCTTTATTTGAATTTTTGATGTGGTATTCTTTATTAAATATCCAACCTTCGCTCTGTACATCTTGATTAGATTCTTTCAGTAGGTTGTATACAAATGATACCTCTGGATTTGTAAAATCTAATTGAGAGATAGGAGCTTGACCGATGCTACCAAGTATAGAGTTTACTGCGGATAGTTCGGTATCGAGTGTTGTAGTTGTGGTAGTCATAGGTTAAGATTTATGAATAAAAAAAAGGGAGGTCGTGAAACCCCCCTGTATGTGTTAAGTATATTGTCCAGAAACAACAGCACATGTGTCAACGACACCTGAACTACCGACTGTGTTATATGCTAAACGTAAGTTTTTTGTTGTGGAGGCTACAGCTGATGCTGAACCTGATCCACTTGTATCTGAAGGAGATATACGTGTTTCGGTACCTGCACCGCATACACCGTATTCTCCAACTGCTGAAGGAGCTGCCATAATATTATATTGTTAAGAG